CAGTAAATTCGCCACCTAGAATATTAAGGGGCAGGTTGGTAATTCTGACTGGCTGACCCATAAAAATATTAAGCAAGGCATCTCGGTCGGCGTTATCAATCTCTGGGGATTGCAACGCAAATGTGATTGATTGGAAGGTGTTTCTAGGCCAAGCGCGAAGCTGAATTAGGCGATCTGCTACATCCTCGACATCAGCTGCATTTTTCAAATAGCTATTGAATTGCTCGGCAAATAACCCGTATTCGGCTTGAGAGTCTAAATCTTCAGCCGTATAGGAGCTATTAAAATTGTTGCCATAGTCCATAACTATTTTATTGCTTAAATCGCCTTGACGCTGGATTATGCCAATGCCAGAAGCTATGGCGTGAGAAGCGTCTAAGTCTGTGTAGCCGTTGGCTATTAAATAATCTTGGCGATGGCTGGCATCCGCGTAATTAATATTGCCATTAGCATCTTCATACATATAACCAAGGGCCGAGCTAGCAATTTGATTGATAATTGGGTAAATGACGCTATCGTTAATTTGACGGCTAGCCATTGTGTATTCGCCAGCGTCAATCTCGCCAAGTCCAATATCGCCAGCATTAGACCAAATCTCAGTAGCAGGTTCATAGGTTGCCCAAGTTTCAGCTGCTGGCAATTCATTCCAACTGGAAAGCAATAATTCATCTAGCAAGTCGGTAATCTGAGCGCCGTCTAAACCTTGAGCTAGATTGCCATCAAAGATAGCTCTTTGAGTTTTGGCTAATGCGCCAATTGCGGTAATTCTTAAGCTAGTAATAACTGCACTTGATCCTGCGCTGCGGACGATTTGCCTTAAGTCTGAAACGCGACCGCCGAAAATAGCCACATAAGCGCCAGTCGTATCTTTGACTTCAATGGTTACTGCTGTGTTAACACCAAAATCATAATTAGTTCCATCGGTGTTTATGACTTCTAACGAGCAATATCCTGCTGGAGTAGGTGAGTTTATATCCTGACGGCCAGAGGTAATAGTCAGGTTGCTTAAAGTTACTGAAGTTAATTCATCGCCATTGACTAAAATCTTCCAATCGGGAGTCCAAAGGGTCATAGGATTTGGGCTGAGGTTCTCAAATCGCCAGCGCCAGTAGTCCCGCGATTAGTAGAATTGTTTAGCGCCAAGATAACTGCTCTAGTAAAGCCTTCTTCATCTATTGCGCTTGGCGCATTAACATTGATAGTGACACCAGCGTTATTGGCTGCAACTGTTCCAGCGACATTGAAGCCAGAAGGGATTGCATTTCCACTAGGAACTAGCGTTGATGGAGTGCTAACTGCTGATCCTGATGGAACGCTTGGGGTAGTTGATGGCTTAGGAGCTGGGGGAAGGCTAGGACTTGGAGCAGTTGCAATCTTTGGAAGTGATGAACTGCTTGGAGTGCTAGGAGCTGAGAATGAAGGCTTAGAGATAGTAGCGACATTAGGCAGAAGTGGGACGGCATTGTAAGCCCTAATAAGGACATTTATTGCATCAATGGCAAAATTTACCGCGCTCTTTATTCCATTAACTACGAAGCCAATTACATCAAGAACGCCACCAGCAACCTTGCCAATGAAGCTAAGCGCAGCACCAAGATTGTTAATCAATACGGGAACTACAAAGTCTTTAATAAAGTTATAGAGAATAGTTAGAGAATCCTTATTTCTGGCAATTGCATCAGTAACTGGCTTCAATGCTGCATCTTTAAACTCAATGAACTTAGGAATAACTGTGTTGATAAAGTAATCTAAAAGTCTTTGAAGGGTAGGCAATAAAGCAGCTCCCACTGATTCTTTGGCTTCATCAAAGCCGACTTTAAGTCTAGCTATCTGGCCTTCAAAAGTATTTGCTTGAACTGTAGCTGCACCGCCAAAGGTGTTGGCTAATTCCTTTACTGTTCCCTCTAGTCCAAGGGTTTTGATTTCTGCTGAGGATAAACCAATACCAAGCCGACCCAAAGCGCTCGTATTGCCCTCATAGGCCTTTCCAAGGGCATTTGATACGGCTTCTACATCTTTGCCAGTAGCGGCAGAAATATCTAGAGCTAGGCTCAATAAATCCTGAGACTGAGTAACTGATCCTGTAGCAACTGCCAAGCGCTGAAGCGCTGGACGCAGTTTATCGTCTGCAACTCCAGTAGCTAATGAAGTCTTTAATATCTGTTCTTCAACTGCTGCAATCTGCTTCTCGGTTGCACCAGTTACATTCTGTAAGGCATTGGCTAAGCGCTTCTGGGCTGCCTCATCTTCAATTGCTGCCTTAACGCCATCAACGGCTAACTTAACTGCATAGGCCGCTGCTGCTGCAGCTGCTGCTGCAAAGGCGGCTGCTGCAACCTTGCCAAATTTCTCTAACTTACCACCAAAGCCTTCAACCTCTTTAGAGCCAGTATCAAGATTTTTCTTGAGATCAGCGACATCAGCAAGAATCGAGAGTTTAAGTGTTCTACTGCCAGCCATTACTTATCCCACTCTTTCAATATCTTGGAAAATGCTTCTTGCCATTTCTTAATCAATTCAGGCTGAATCTTACGAAGGGTTGGGTAGATAAAGTAGCCAGCGTTTCCGCGACCTTTGCTCGGTGTTCTTCTGGGGAACTGACGCAAGCGATTACTTCCAAATTCATAACCCGCCCAGAGTTTTTGTGTGCTACCGCCACCAGAAAAGCGCTGACTTGCAAAGCCGTAAGAAAACTCTCCGATTTTGGAACTGGCCGAGACTTTAACGCCTGTTGCAATTCTTCTAACTGCTTCTTGACCAAAAGTCCTTGTGAGTGCATAGGCTTTGATTTCATTTGCTGCATAAGTAGCCAGCGCGCTAGATTCGCGTTTAGCTTGGCTAACGGCTTCATCATCCATCGCTTTGAAAGCGGAAATGATTGAGCGGAGCTCGCGTTTGTCATAGCTGATTGGTAACTCATCTGCCACCGCTACGCTCCTTTAATATATCTATGGCCGTTAATACTTGGTCTATATCTGTCCAGTAAGGCATCGGAATCCCAGTTGCGATAGCAATCTCGATGATTAGTCGGTTGATGCTTCCGGGCTCGTAACTTTTGGGCTTTCATCTCCAATCGTCATTTCCTCAACTGTCAGCTCCCAAATCTCTTGGGACTTGGTTGGCTTCCCTGCTGCTTCGCGCTTATACGCAAAGTAGGCAAGGTCTAAGAAGTCCGCTTGCTGATAAGCCGTTATATCCTTCATCGAATAAATCGACTTACCAGTTTTGCGTTCCCACTTAGCCCATTCTGGCAAGCCAGCTTGGTAAGTAGCTGATTCGCCTGAGCTGTATTTAATTGTGATTGAAATTTTCATAGCTCCCGATGCTCCGATCTCTTAGCTGAAGGTCTCTGTTGGTGTTCCAATTACTGTCATCGTCCAAGTGTCGGTGAGTGCTCCAGGAGCAGCTCCACCAGCAGTTGGGAAGATTGGCAATACTGTGAAAGCAAATACTGCGCCAGTTATTGCAGTAAATGAAACATTGAGTGCTGTGTTTGGTGCAGCTTCTGCATCTGTCCACATTGCTTCAAATAGAGAGCTTGCAGCTCCCCAATCCTGTAGCAATTCAATTGTAAATGTCCATTGCTTATCTACGGACTTATAAGCGCGACCATCAAGAGTTTGATAGGTCTCGATAATTGTGTCGCAGCTTAGGACTGCACTAGTTGTCTGGGCGTCATAAGCAGCGCTATCGAGTGTGAATGTCACATCGCGCCCAGTTATTACTGTTGTTGGCATTTGGGTCTCCTATGCGGTTTGCTCGTAGCGGACGCTCAAGCGTATATCTGAAACTAGCAGGGTAGTAGTTCCTACTTCCGTTACCGAAGGTCTTTCGACTATTGATAACTCATACTTGGACGCATTTAATGCGCCAAGAATACTGATGACCATTTGCTCCAAGTTATCTAAAGCAGCGGCATTGCTGAAATACGCAACGCAAGCCGTGATGGTGTAATTTAATTTAACTCTAGTTGTGGCTTTTCCCAAGACTTCAAGCTCCATATACGGCGAATCTGGGATGCAAATTATTGCTGGAACGATGGGCGCTTCTGGAACAGCATCGTAGATATTGGCAGCTACGCCAGCAAGCGCAGTCTTTATAGCGCCTCTAACATCTGTGGCAATTGTTGATGGCATTAACCAACCATCGTCTCTACATCAAGGTATGGGCCAAGTAAGCCAGTTACCTTGGCAAGTAAATTCTTAGATAGGCGGTAAGGGGTTACTGCAAAATCTACGCCTTCTATTGATCCACCTGCTGCTGTTCTTGCTTGGAATATTTCGACTGAGATAGCCAGAATTGCAGCTTCAGCATTGGCATTTCCGACATAGGTTGATAATCCAGAGAGCGCAGCGTTTCCTGCTGGGATGATATTTTTCTCCAATACATCTGCATTGGTGATTGCGACTGTGAATACATAATCTGAAATTTCGTCATCGGTTACTGTGTGTGTGCCATTAAATGGTGATCCGCAGCCAGTAATAATTACGGATTGGCCTTCTGTGAATTCTTGAATTGTTGCGGTCTCAAAGTAAGCGATATTATTTTCAAGCTTTACTTTGTTGATTTTGCTTTGAAAAGTGACCAGCATTGGAAGAACTAGGTTCTCTGAAGCATCGACAATATCGTTTAGATAAGCATCGTTATATAGGGATGACGAAACGCCAAGAATTGTCCTCAGCTCTGTGGCTGTAACTATCGTTGGCATTTCGTCATCCTTTCAAGCAGTTAGGTGAGCGGCCAGCTCGGGAGCGGACTGGCCGTCACTATTTGAGTTTTTTAGTTCTTGTTGAAGTAGCAAGCTCCGTCAGCGACCTTAACTGCAAGTGCGCCGTAGCCGTAGTAAGCAACTTCAATTTGACCATTTAGAGCGACATTGGTCTGGAGACGGAATCTGCTTGATTCATACCAAGTGTAAGAATCTGGATTTACTACAATCATCGAACCATCGCCAAGAGGTAATGATGGATGAGCAGCAGTAAGTGATCCAAGTGCGCGAGAAACATAGAGTCCAAGTCCAGCAACATTTCCGCGAAGGCTTTGTGGGCTAGCTACGCCAGCTGCGTTCTGTGGCTGTGAAGCTGTGTAGATTGGACGGCCTGAATCGTTATAGCTCATAATCTTTGACCATTGCTCAGGTGTCACAATAAGGTTTCTAGCAAATCCTAGAGAGTCCTTATAAACCTCAGCAGCTGCTTCGGATACGAAAGTAAGAATTCCTGCTGCTGTGTTATCAGCTGCTGTGGCAGCAATTTGTCCATTGCCAAGCAATTGACCAGCAACGAACTTATCTGTCGCTAGAGCATAAGCGAATTCCATTTGACGAACTAGCTCATCAAAGAATACTGGGTTAGAACGATCAAGAAGTTCTACTGAGAATGTCTGGCCACCTGCATACTTATTAACATTTACTGTTAGGAAGTTGTTGGTCATTCCAGTCTCAACGATTGCATCGCCTTCGTTCTCATCTTCAACTGTTGGAACGGCTGTAATCTTTGGAATCTCAAAGGACATTCCAGCATCTGGTAGAACTCCAGTTGAGATTGCATCAATTGTGCTGCGGTCAGCATTTGATAGAGGATTGATAACCTCAGTTAGCTGGCGAGTTGGAATTAAGCCAGCGTTGTTGCTTGTGGTGTCATCTGCTGCCATAACATACTGGCGAGCTGCGTCATCACCGAGTTTAGCGCGGACGCTATTCTCAAGATATTTTGCCTTGGTGAATTCAAGGCGAGGTGCTGTGTAAAAGGCTGGGCGAGACGCCTCAACCATATTTGCTTTAGCTGCTTCAACCGCTTCTTCAACGGCAGGAGCAGGAGCAGTAGTGTCAGACACTTGGTCTCCTTCGTTTGGGTTCTCTGAATCAGCGGTTGCTAAATCAGAATCTTCTTTTGGTGCTTCATTTTCAGAAGCTGCTACTTCGCTTACGCGAGCAGAATCAATTGCAGGATCAGTTACTAGAGATACTTCATCTAGGGTCGCTGAGGTAATCTGCATAACGCCTTTGTTGTTTGTCCATTCGTTAATCTGGGCTCCAACGCTAAATCCATCGCGTAAGCCTTCAGTTGCTTCAATTAGGGCATCTTCTCCAGCCATAGTATTGGCAATCTTAAAAGTAGCTTCGATGCCAGACTTAGTTACATTGTGAGAGACCATCTTGCCGATTGGGCGAGTGCGGTCGTGCTCAAGAAGCAACTTAACTGGCTTCATTTCAATTGAATCAGCTGCAAAGACTGTTGGGCCTACTGAAGTATTGCCTTGCTCGTTCCAAGTCACAATAGTTCCAGTTATTGTGCGCTTAATTGTGTCGGCCGCTGTAACGACCATTGGGATATTAACTTTCATTAGGGATTAAATCTTCCTCTCGCTGAATTTGCTCAACGCTCATCGCGCCAATGCGGTTTAGAATTTCATAAACTTGAGCTCTCTCTAGTGCATTACCGCGTAAGAAGTCATCAAGTGCAAAGCGCGTCATTACTGGATTGGGTGTAAAGTCCGGCAATGATAAGCGTTCCTCAATTGCCTTAAGTATTGGGCGAAGTGAGAAATCTACTAATGAGCGCCGCTCGGACACCGCGTTTGAGTAAGTCATAGAAGTCGTTTCGGCGCTCAAGAAGTAGGCAGGTATTCCACAG